GAAAAACTTTTGGTTGAGAAATTTTGAAAGGAAAAAGCCCATTATGATTGATGGGTTGGAGTAGTTATGGCTAAGACAGCTAAAGTAAAACCTTTATCGACTTTCGATAATCCAAGCGTTGATGATTATGCCAAAGCCAGAGACTTGCGCCCGACTTTTGAATTAGATGCTGATGAGCTGAGAATTTGGGATGAGATCATGCCGTGGTTGGCAATGAATGGCAGACTGCAGCCATGGTACAAACACACGTTAATGGAGTATTGCCGCATCGTTGCCAACATTGGAAAGATTATTCAATATTTCCGCGATAATCCAGGAAAAGAATACTACACAGTCGCCGGCCGCAATGGCGAACAAAAAAAAGCCGATCCGCGAGTGGCACAGTTGAACGACAATCGCCGCATACTGTTTCAAGTAGTTAGAGAATTTGGCCTAACCCCATCTTCAGAAAGACAAATGACAGTCATTCAAGACGACCTGATTAACATATTCGCAGAACATGACCGCTCAACGCGGTAGCGATAAACTCACAGCACAAGCGGATTGGTTTAAAGATGTAACAAACTACGCTCAGTCTGTGATAGACGGCGTAAAGCCAGCGTGCAAAGAAGAACGCCTGGCCTGCAGTCGGTTTATCGATGATTACCAAATCAGCCTGGCAGATCCTGATTACCCATACCAGTTCGATTTTAAAAAAGCCTACCGGGCTATTGGCTTTATTGAACTACTACCGCACGTAAAAGGCCATTTTGCTTCACAGATTGGCGCTAACAAACTGATCCAGCTGCAGCCATGGCAAAAATTCATCATCGCCAACATCTTTGGCTGGGTTGTTAAGGCCACAAACTTACGCCGATACTCGCTGGTTTACTTGCGCATTCCGCGCAAAAACGGCAAATCGACACTCGCCGCCGGGATCGGTCTTTACATGCTATGCGCTGATGGTGAATCCGGAGCAGAAATCCTTTGTGGGGCAACCACATTAGAGCAAGCAAAAAAGGTTTTCGATCCAGCATTGCAAATGCTACGCGCAACACCCGCATTAAAACGCGCTTACGGTCTGGATGGTAAATCACTATCGATCAAACGCAATGACGGTTCCATCATGCAGCCGTTGATTGGTGATCCAGGCGACGGTGGCAATCCATCCTGTGCCATCGTGGATGAATACCACGAACACGATACCGATAATCTGTTTCAAACCATGATTACCGGCATGGGCGCCAGGTTGCAGGCGTTGATGTTAATCATCACCACCAGCGGTAAAAACCTGTTTTCGCCATGTTTCGATATGGACAAAACAGCCCGCGATGTATTGCTAGGCACTATCGACCTGCCGCATATGTTCGCGGTTTGTTACGGCATCGATGAAGGCGATGACTGGACGGACCCGGCCATGCTGATCAAAGCAAATCCGAATTACGGCATCTCGGTTGGCTCTGACTTTGTAAAAAAACAACTGAAAACCGCGATACAGAAACCAGCTAACCAGGTTGATTACAAAACCAAGCATTTAAACATTTGGTGTAATGAGAAAAACGCCTATTACAACGTGCTCAGCTGGCAGCGCTTACACGATACCAGCATGAAGCGGGAAGATTTCGCCGGCCAAGCCTGCTGGATAGGGCTTGACTTAGCCAAAAAGCGCGACTTATCCGCCAAGATTCTATTGTTTACCAAAAACATCGACGGCCTGGCGCATTACTATCTATTCAGCAAGTTCTACATTGCCGAATCGCAAATTATCGACAACGAAAGCAAATTGCTTTCAAGCATGCTGCAAACCTGGGCAGATCAAGGTTTTATTGATGTCTGCGATGGCAACGAGCAAGACTTTAACCGTATCCGTGATGATGTGATCGAAGATTCGCATCAGTTTGACGTGCAAGAAATACCGCATGACCCCTGGGGTGCCATCCAAATTAGCCGAGATTTAGCTGACGCCGGTTTACTGCCGGTAATGATCCCACAACATGGTAGCCATTTAACCATCCCAGTCAACGAGTTGGAAGCTGCCATCGATTCAGGCCGCATGCATCACGATGGTAATCCCGTGATGGCTTGGTGTATCGGTAACGTGATCGTCCACGAATACAAATCTGAACGAAAAATGCCCGATAAACAAGATGCCGATAGCAAGATCGATGGTGCATCCGCACTGTTTAACGCCATGTCTCGTGCAGTAATGCCGGAAGAAAAGCCGGACTATGATTTTTACTTTGCAAACCCCATAAAACTATGAGCTTTTGGCAATTCTGGAAATTTGGCCAATCGGCTGCATTGACTAATCGATATGGTCGGCAAACGGGAATCCCCACCGAAACCATCGTCGATAACGTGCGTGCAACTGGCGTTGATGGTGCTTTCCAAATTGCCACCGTCTGGCGGGCGGTTGAGATACTGGCTAAAACCATCGCCACCATGCCGATTATGGTTTACCAAAACGCAGACGGTCAGCGCACAGTGGCGCGTGATGTGCCGTTGTGGAGTTTGCTGCATGAAAGACCCAACGCAAGACAAACACCGGTTGAGTTTTGGGTAGCCTTGCTGCTTAATTTAATCCTGCGCGGCAATGCTTATGCGGAAATTAAGCGTAATCCATCCGGGGCCGCATTTGCATTAATCGTGCTGCCAGCAGATCAAGTCGAGCTGGACATAAAAGACAACGGCAATGATGTTTACACTTACACAAACGGCTATGAGCGCAGGGAAATAAAAGCCGATAACGTGCTGCACATCAAGGAAATGACTGGCGGTTATGTTGGCATGAGCCGATTGGAATATATGCGCATATCGATATCGGAAGCCGTGAACGCGCAAAGTTCAGCCAATGGGCTATTTGCCAGCAATGGCCGCACTACCGGCATATTATCGCCAGCGCAAAGCATGACGCCTACGCAATGGCAGCAATTGCAAGAACGGGTGGATGAACTGGCAAAAGACCCACGCCAGATACAGGTTTTGCCGGGTGATTTAAAACTCAGCCAGATCAACCTAACACCACAAGACATCGAGCTTTTGACCACGCGGCAATTTACTGTACAAGAGATAGGCCGTTGGTTAGGTGTACCGGCCATTCTGCTGAATCAAACCGAAAGCACCACCACATTGCGCAGCTCGGCCAACGATATCATCGAAAGTTTTTATAAACTAACCATCCGGCCTATGGTGGTCAACATCGAGCAAGCTATTCGGATGCGGGTGATGACCGTTAAAGAACGCCAGCAGCTGACAGCCGAATACAACATGGATGCGCTATTAAGAGCCTCGTTAAAAGATAGGATGGATATCTATTCAAAAGCCGTGCAAAACGGACTGAAAAATCGCAACGAATGCCGACAGCTGGAAAACGATCCACCTTTTGAGGGTGGCGAAATCTACACCGCACAATCCAACCTGATGCCAGTTGGCAACTTAGGGCAACAAACAAACAATGCTGGATTAGTTCCGGCAGATCCTGTGAGGCAATGATGAAATCCTGGTACAAAATCAAAAACAAATCCGAGTCAGTCGGTCAAATTGCTATTCATGATGAAATTGGCTTGTGGGGTATATCTGCAGCGGCATTTATCGCTGAACTACGCACGTTAAACGTCAAAACCATCGAGTTATCGATACATTCACCCGGCGGTAGCGTGTTAGACGGTTTAGCCATGTATAACGCACTTACCGCGCACCCAGCCAAAATCTATGGCAGTGTGGCTGGGATCGCCGCCAGCGCGGCATCATTTGTGCTGATGGCCGCTGATGTTATCAGCATGCCTGCCGACTCATTTATCATGATACACAATGCCCAAGGCGGCGCGTTCGGCGAGTCGTCCGACCTGCGACACATGGCAGATATCATGGACAAACTGCAGTCCAGCATTTCCAATATTTATCAAAAGCGCACTGGCATCGATGCGGCCACTATTGCCGATATGATGGCCGTCGAAACCTGGCTAACGGCAGATGAGGCACAAGCACTAGGCTTTGCGGATCAAGTCACCGGAAAAATCGGTGTAGCAGCCAAAGCCAGCGACTTTAACCAATATTTTAAAGCACTGCCGTTCAACAATACACAAAACCTGGGCGGTATTAAAACAGAACGCGAGTTTGAAAAATTCCTGAGGGATTCAGGTGTGTCAAATTCACAGGCTACTGCCTTAGTAGCCACGGCAAAAACGCTGTTTCGGGGGGAGCCTGAAAACGCTGAACGCCAAAAACTCACTGAATTAGCCAACAAACTCAGCCAATTCAGCATTCCCACTTCCCTCAACCACGAGTAAAACCATGAAAAAATCCCTTATCTGGCCGATGTTATCGGTCTTAATCGCGCTGGCATTGTCAGTTTTCGCCTTCAATGTATCCGCTTCCGAAACCCAAGATTTCGGCAGTGTGTTAGCCGGCATGCCGGATATGTCAATTGGCTTGGCAGGAATGGCATTTGCCGGTATCGGCGATATCGACATCATCGGCAAGCAAGTCGATAAAATTGAAAACAAACTGAATGAATTTGCCGAAAAAGCTGCACTAGAAATTGCCAACGCCGGTAAAATTTCCACCGAAACCCAAAACGCAATTAATAACTTTGGTGAAAAACAACGCGAAATCGCCGACCGTTTGTTGTTGTTAGAGCAAAAAGGCGTTGCCGACGGAAAATCAAACGATGTTGATAATAGCTGGGGTGCGCAATTCATTAAATCTGCGCAATACGACAACTTTATTGCCGGTAATACCCAAAAAGCCAAGTTCGCCATCCAAAATAACACGTTAACCGGATCTGATACGGTCGTCTCGCCGGATCGTCGCCCTGGCGTGGTTCCTGGTGCATTCGCGCCGTTGTCTTTAGAAGGTTTGTTTAACAGCATTCCCACCAGCTCCAACGCCGTCGAATTCACTAAAGAAAACGTGTTTACAAACTCGGCAGCAGAAGCCGCTGAGGGCGCACAAAAAGCCGAATCGTCTTTGACATTCACACTGGTAAACATGCCGATCAGCACCGTCGCGCACTGGATTAAAATCAGTAAACAGCTCGCCGCCGATGCGCCTGCCCTAGCTGCCTATGTGAATAGTCGCATGGTCTATGGCGTCAATCGCCGTGTAGAAACCCAGCTTGCAAACGGCAACGGTACTGCGCCCAATATTTCCGGTATTTTCGATACCGGCAATTTTGTTGCGCACGGTTACGCTGACGCTGCACTTGGGTCTGTGCTAAAAAAATTGGTGTTGTTCCGCAAAATTATCGGCGATTTAAAAGCAGCTGGTTATGTTCCAGACGCTATTTTAGTAAACCCCGCCGATTCTGCACAAATCGACATCGATGTCATGGTGTCCACATCAAATGGCATTCAAGGTTTATCAGTTGATAGCATGGGTGTGACTCGCTTTAGAGGCATTCCGATTGTAGAATCGATTGGCGTTACCGCTGATACATTCGCAATCGGCGCGTTCAGAGAAGCTGGCAGCATCTACAACCGGCAGGACGTGATTGTTGAAATGTCAGAATCAGACAGCGATAACTTTGTCAAAAACCTGATTACCCTGCGTGCTGAAAGACGATTAGCGCTGGCTGTTGAAACACCAGGCGCTATCATCGCCGGTGACCTAACCCCAGCATAACCGATTTACTCAAACCGGGCCACGGAAGGCCCACCCTCATCGGGTGAAAAATGAAAAAAATAGAAATTTTTGGCATGGCCATTACCTCCAGCCACGGCACATTGACCACCGGCCAAAAACTAGACGTGTCTGATGAATTTGCCGCGCATTTAGTCGAACAATGCCGGGTTGCTAAATACATTGAACAGCCGTCAATTGATAATCCTATCGTTCCCGAATCAGCCAAGACAGCCGATAACTCAAACCCCCGCAAGCCACCAAAGCAAAAATTCGACGAAGCCGAAGAAACCACCAAAACAGATACAACAATCAGCGAGTAAAACCCTATGACCATACGATTTTTACAGCAATGGAACGGCTACAACGATCAAAGTATAGCCAGCCTTGGCAGCACAGAAGAAGCCCGATTAGTCGGCTTAGGTATCGCTACCTATCGAACCAGAGCTTTAAAATCCGGTCCGGTGTTTGATGACCTAGCTGACATGCTGCCAGCTAGTGAGTTTGTGGGGGTGGCGCAGGTTGGTAATTTGCAGCTAACGAGTGATGGTATTAGCTACATAGATCAATTTGGCAATTATTACCACCCAAAACATAAACCAGGATTTGTTTTAATCGGTGATAGCACTCTGGCGCTGGGCAATGTCGGTGGCGCTGTTACGTCGATAACTGCAACAATTGGTGGCACAACTGCAACCTGCACATCAGCGTCTCACGGATTGTTACCAGGCGCTGTTTTTGTCATGCAAAACGCAAACGAACCGGAGTTCAACGGGGTTTTTGAGTGCGTAAGCTGGACGTCAACCAGTATTTTTACATATACACTAGCTAGTCCAGCGACAGTTACCGCTGCAACAGGTGTGCCGGTGCTGGTTAATCAACAGCGGATATATGACAAAGAGACTGTCAGTGTTGCTAATGCACTAGCCGGTGCTCCTTGTTTATATTTAGGTAATTTCGCGCAAGGCGGTTCAAAATCCGAGCATCTAAATAGACAACTTGATTTAGCACTTGATAAAACAAAAAACCTATGGGGTAGAGAGGCTGATTATATATTTTGCAGTGTCGGCGTCAATGATGCGGCAGATGATATTTTGTCTACTGTAACAGTATCAAATATATTATCAGCAATAGACAGAGTTTATGCTGCTGGCAAACGTTTAGTATTGTTTACCGGATTACCGTGGGGCGCTGCTCACGCAAATTGGACAGTCTCTAGACTACAAGAGCATTTAAAAACGTCAGAGCATTTTAGACAGTTAGCTAAAACGGATAAGCGGTTTATTTTATTTGACGCATGGGAATATTGTGTAGATAAATCTGTGGCAAATAGCGAATATATTGCGACATATTCAGCAGACAATATCCATCCCGATAAACCGGCATCATGGTCAATGGCCCTACCTTTAAAATCACAGCTATTTGACAAAATAAAATATGTCGATGATCGTGTGTTAGTTAGCGTTTTTACTAATGCGGCACTATCAGGTGTTGCGGGAACTAATTCAGGTACTGGAGGCAGTGGTGACGTAGCTGATGGGTTTATTCAAAATACGGCTGGAGGCGGCGCACAAACAGCAGTAGGAAGTAAAGGTACCGCAAAAAGCGGAGCCACTGAAGCGCAGCGGATAGCACTAACAGCCGCAGCCGCAAGCGATAGCGTTGAGTTTTACAAAGACATGCACACGTTGATAACAGCTGGCAAACGCTATATTGCAATAGCAAAAATACGTAAAACTGGTGCTGATAATATAAAAGACTTGCCGTTGCAAATATTTGCTATTAACGGGGGTAATTCCGGGTTCGGAGTGATGGAGGGGAGTGGTACATATACGCAAGGCGCAGATAATGATCTTACACTAGAGACTCCGCCCATAAAATTTGTAGTGGGCTCTACTAGATTTAGACCGTATATCCGTCAGAGAGCCAGTGCCGCCGGCGTCAGCACTATTGATATTGCAGAGTTTGATTTGTTGCAGATTGATTAAACACGCGTAGATCCGATTAGCAAGTAGCTCCGATTAGCGCAGCGTAATCGGAGGAACAAAATCAACCCGTAAGGCGGATTCGCGATAGCAATCCGCCATCACTTGAATCCGCCGGCGTTTTGCTATCGCGAAAACGCCCTACGCACTCTATAAACAAAAACATAACCCATAGCACCACACCAAACCCGCCGCAGCGGGTTTTTTATTGCCCGCCTGGAGGCGAATCAATGAAACACCTAACCACCACGCCGCCCGCAACAGAGCCGGTGACATTAGCCGACATGCGCTTACACCTCGGCATTACGCAAGCTACCGACACCGCACGAGATAGCATCATCACTGCACGCATTGTCGCTGCGCGGGAGCGTGTCGAGGATATTACAAATTGTGCAGTTATGTCGCAAACATTGACCTACTACGCCGATAGATTTCCTTTTGACTCGAAAAAATCGTACTCGATCAAGCTGATTTCGCCAGTGGCATCCATTACCGAAATACGATACCTAGATGTAAATGGCATAGAGCAAGTGCTAGACCCTGCCGACTACCGTTTAAGTCGAGTAAATGCGGAAGTTTCACCGGCATTTGCTATGTGCTGGCCCGTTGCGCGGAAGCAAGAAGAATCGGTAAAAATTAAATACGTGGCCGGTTTTGCCAACGCCGCCGCCGTACCGCAAAGTATGAAAGAAGCGATTATGTTTATCGTCGCTCAGTGGGAGGTTTTTCAAAGCAGCATAGAAGGCAATCTGCGCCCTTTCACTATCCCAAATGCTGCTAAAGAATTATTGAATTACTACATTGACTATAGGGATATTCCGAAATGCACATTCGCCGTTATATCCTAGAAAGCATTCGCACCCAGCTTAAAACCATCAACGGCTGGGGTGGCGTTTGGATACAAGCCAGTCCCCCCACCCGTAACGCTTGGCCCTGCATCACTATTAAACCAGAAACCGAAAGCACAGAAACATTGACCATCCACAGCCAGCCACGCGATCAAGACCGCACATTAACCGTGTTAGTCATCTGTTGGTTACGTGGTACACCGGACGATGAAAAAGTATTGCAAGACATGGACGCCGCCGCCGTGCAGATCGAGGCCGCCATGACCGGCGACTTTAACGCCCAAACCTGTCAGCTAATACAAACCGATTTTGTAGTGGGTGAAGAAGAGCCGGACATACACCAGCTCATTTTGACCTATCAACTCAGTTACGCATCGATCGAAAATAACCCGGTCGCCTAACAAAAAAGTTTAACACGGCCCGCTTCACTACTCGTTAGTGCTTGCGGGTTTTTTATGCCCGTCATGTCGTGAGACACACGGAAACAACCGGCCCGTCGTGATGACGCCGCCACCCCGCACCTGCGGACCATCCCAAGAAACCAGAAGGAAACCCAAATTATGTCAGTTAGAAAAATGTCCAATGTGGCCGTGGCGATGCAATCCGCGCTCGGTATCGCCAAAACCATCACCGCGATCAGTAAAGCCGCGCCCGGTATCGTCACTGCAACACACGATTTTAGCAATGGCGATTATGTGTTTTTAGAAGTGCAAGGCATGAGCCAAGTCAATGGCCGCGTGTTTCGCGTTTGCAGCGTATCGACAACGGTATCATTTCAGCTTGAGGATGTCACTGGCGGATCAGGTATCGATACCACGGAATTTGATACGTTTAGCAGCGGTACAGCCAAAAAAATCACCCTAGGCAATTCAATTACCACAGCATCTTCCATCAGCATCAGCGGCGGCGATTTTGATTTTATCGACACTACCACCATCCACACTAACCAAAAATCACAAATCCCAGGCGCTGCCAATCCGATCAGCATGAGCATGGACCAACTGTGGGATATTACCGACGCCGGCCAAATCGCCTTGAAAGCTGCATCCGATACCCAAGCCCAGCGAGCGTTTAAATTTACCTTTGGTACAGGTGGGCCAGTCATGGTGTTCGTTGGATACGTCGGTTTCACCGGTGCGCCGGTCGGCAACGCACAAGATAAAATCACCAGCCCCGCCACCGTCACCGCCTTTGGATCGCCCACGTATTACAGCGCGTAACCATGCGCTATTACGGCCATACAGTCAGCATCATAAATAGATGCTGGCTGTTTTATCGTGACACGTTGCAAAAAATAAACCGTTTTTTCACGCACCGTTACATCCGTGCTATTCACCGCTGCGCCGAGCGCGGCATTAACTACTATGCCTATGTCAAATGTCCTGATCGAGAAAATCAAGAAAGCCCGTGAAACCAATGTTTCAGCCGGTTCCTTTAACTTTACGGTACGCCGACCGACAGACATGGAAGTGGTCAACATGCGCGGGCAGCAAATCAAACAAGGCGATTTGCTGCAAAAGTTTGTGATTGATTGGGCAGGCGTGACGGAGCTGGACATCGTACCCGGCGGCACAAACGAGCCGGTGCCGTTTGACACCGCATTGTTTATGGAGTGGGTCGCCGACAGGCCGGATCTATGGACACCGCTGGCCATCGCAATTATGGCAAGTTACGAGGCGCATCAAACAAAAACTGAAGAATCGCTGGGAAAGCCCGACGCTGGCTAGAGTCCAGCAACTTACCACTGCCACCCGGCGAACAACCCACCGATTTGCAGCTGTCAATCAAAGCCTGGAATCTACTCGGTGGTCAAATCGACTGGGCCGGCCTGCCGGTGGTCGCCGAAATGCTGGGTATTGATGATATTGAACTATTAGTCATGCAAATGATGCAAATCAGAGATTGGAAACACTAAATGAAATACCTAGAACTGATTGAACAACTCAAAAGCGACGAAGGCCTGCGCCTAAACGCCTACCGCTGCACCGCCGGAAAACTGACTATCGGATACGGACACAATCTTGAGGTAAGACCGTATTTCAAAGGCGAACTGATCCCAATGACGATCGATATAGACCTGGCCAACCAACTGCTGGAAAACGACATCGAAAAAACCGAAAAAGCACTCGAAACCGCCTACAAAAATTATCACCACTTATCACCCGCCAGACAGGACGCTTTAATTAATATGGGCTTTCAGATTGGCGTCCGTGGATTAATGGGTTTCAAACGCATGCTGATTGCGCTGGATGTCGGCAATTTTGACAAAGCCTATGCCGAGGCCATGGATAGCGATTGGGCCAAACAAACGCCCGCCCGCGCTAATCGCGTGGCCAGGCAATTAATGTATGGTGAGTATCAATGCTAAAGACAATATCCAGCGCTGGCATTATCGCCGCTGCTTTTTTAATGGGCGCCTGCAGTCACATTACCTACACCGCTAAATCAGACGGCAGTACTACAGCGGAAGGCTGGGAGATTGGTACCACCACTGCGCTCAGCGGGGCTGTGTTTGAAACCAAAGCAGACGGTGCAAGACGTTTGCAGTTAGACAGCTATAACGCAGATCGTGTAGAAGCAATTCAGCAAATCAATCAGGGATTATCGTTAATTGTAGAAGGCGCTGCCAAGGGGATTAAATAAGTTATGAACAATGCGCTAATGTTTAGCAGTAAAACTGATTTATGGGCTACACCACAAGAATTTTTTGACAAATATGACAAAATTTATCAATTTAATACAGATGTTTGTGCAAATACAGATAATGCAAAATGCAAACATTTTTACTCAATTGAAGATGATGGGTTAAAAAAAGAATGGAAATGATTTTGCTGGATGAATCCACCGTACGGTAGAGAAATCAGTAATTGGGTTAAAAAAGCATACGAAAGCTCAAAAATAGGGGCCGTAGTTGTGTGTCTTTTGCCTGCTAGAACAGATACGCAATGGTGGCATGATTACTGTGTGCATGGGAAAGTAGAATTTATAAAAGGGCGTTTAAAATTTGGTGGTCATAAAAATTCAGCGCCTTTTCCTAGTGTCATTGTAGTTTTCGGTCGATAAAATTAAATGCACTGGCCCGCTTTCACCTTCCCGCCTATCAACCTATGGAGTTTGCCGTGGCAGAATTTGACGCCAAAATCAAAGGCATCGCCGAAGTCAAGCGGGCCATTTATCAATACAACGCCAAACTCGGCGAAAAAGTTACCCGCGCTGCACTGCGGGCCGGGGCCAATATCATGCTCAAACAAATTAGAGCAGCTGCACCGGTCAAGACGGGCCGGTTAAAAAAAGCCATCAAACTTAAAAACAGCCGGATTAATAGCTTAAGAAAAAATGGCAAAGTTGGGCTTTATATCACTGTGTCGCCCGGTAAAAGCCGTCGAGATCCAAAAGGCGCGTATTACGCCAAATGGGTAGAAGTTGGCTATAAAAAAGGCAGCAAGCGGGTTGGCAAGCGTGGGAGAACTGGTGGCGTCAGAATAGAGGGCAAACATTTTGTGCTAAAAAGCTTCAATGCTACCAAGCGACAATCGGCAGACACCATCATCCAGGCTGCAGAACTCGGCGCCAACCGCATCGCCCGAGAGCTAGGCTTTAAAACCACGTAGGGTGGGCATGCAATGCCCACGCGCCATGGTCAATTAACAATCAAGTTTCTTAACCACCCACTCTGTGAGTTTCATATTTTCCGCCTGCGCAGCCCGCACCCAAGCCGCTTTTTGGGCTGGTGTGCAGCGCATTTGCAGCATACTGGTTGCCGACACGTCACCGCGCCTGGCATTGGCGTTGCCTTTTGGTGCGCCATGTTTTGTTTTATTCATGATCATTTTTAATATTAATATCTTCGATAGCAGCTATTACATTGTCACGTGTAGGTTTTTTTGAGTAAACCATGGCTATTGAAAATTGACCATCTTCATAATCACATCGCCATTGCGTACCGCCGTTGACTTGCTGAATTGGTCTATATCTTAGACCGTTTTTATCGAATGCTTTTAGTGACATGATCGTTTCCTTATTTTGATTTTAAAGAATTGATAAACGCCTTTTTGTAGTCATCGGCAGAATTTTTTTCTGTTTTAAAGTCTTCTTCGTTCACTTCAAACACAATTTCTTTTGATTCTAAGTCAATGTAAGCGCTATAGGGTTGAGCATAAACAACACGAGAAACAAAGTCATTAGAAGATTCACCAAAATATGCACGTTTTTCGTTCCAAATATTGCCGCCTTTTTTTTCAATGATTGCAGCAAATCTAACCATATCAGTGTTTGGGTCGAATGGTGCTTTAATGATTAATCCGGTTGTATTCATTATCTTCTCCAAATTCCCAGTTCCGCCGGGTCGGTCACTTTCCTAAAAAGTTGACTTATTATTTCATACTTTATATTGTTTGTCAATACAAACAAATAAATAATTAAGGATTTTTTATGGCTTTAGGTGTAACGGTCGACTTTAACGCCAATCTGGCCAAGTTTTCCGGTCAGATGGATAAAATGGCCGGCAATCTGGACAAATTCCAGCAAAAAGCCGAATCGATGTCCAGCAAAGTTAATTCAACCTTTGCCGCTATGGGCGTTGGTATTTCTGCTGCTGGGTTGGTATCGTTTGTTAAATCCGGCATCGATGCCGCCGACGCGCTAAGTAAACTAGCTGACAAAACCGGCATCACAGTCGAAAACCTATCCGGGTTAAAGCTGGCAGCAGAACTGTCGGACACCTCACTAGAGACAGTCGCCAAAGCCGTCAACAAACTCAGCATAAACATTGCCAAATCCGGTGATGAGTTTAAAGCGCTGGGGGTTAGTGCTAAAGATCCGCTCGACGCATTTTTAGAATTTGCCGATGTTTTTAGCAGTATAGACGATGCCCAACAACGGGCAGCGTTTGGCAATGCAGCATTAGGTAAATCCTATGCTGATTTAGCTCCGCTATTGATGCAAGGCGCACAAGCCATCCGCGATCAAGTGGCCGAAAGCCGCGAATATAACAAAGTCACCACAGAACAAGCCCTGCAATCAGCCGCTTTTAATGATGAATTAACTAGGCTGGAAGCACGCGTTAGCACATTAAGCATTACCGTAGCCGGGCCACTGGTCACCTCACTAAACGAAGCCGGCAACGCGTTTGAATATGCCATGCGCAAAGCCGATGGCTTTCACCCACTGGATTTTTTAACCGACTATGCAAACGGCTCCAATGCAGCCGACCAACTGGGACGGATTAATCTACAAATCGAGGAAACAAAAAACCAAATAGATAGCCTGCGCACCCAGGGACCGGGCGGGGCATTAGTTGATGCATTGCTGGGTACTAATTCTGAGGATCTGGATAACAAGCTGATCAAGCTGCAATCGATCAAAGCTGAACTGACCAAAAGCACCAGCACCGACACCGGCATCAAAAAAACCTCAGCGGAAGTGGAAGCGTTTGATGCGTCATTAAAAAAATTAATCGGTTCTACCGATCAAGCCGCCAGCAGCGCCGTCAAACATAGCAGTGCCGTCAAATCGACCGGCTCAGCAATCAATCATCACGCCGAAGCCGTCGCAAAAATCATAGAACAGCTGCAGTTTGAAATCAGTATTACCGGCGAATCATTAGACGCACAGCGACAATTAACCGACATCCGCAGCGCTACCGCGCAAGCCACCGGCACCGAAGCCGCCGCCATCGAATCGTTAATTAAAACCAAATATGCATTAATCGAAGCCGACCAAATCCTAGCTGACGGCGAGCGTTTAGCCGCCCAGCAGCGGTCGGACTCTGCCAGCGAATACGACCGCTTAAACCAAAAATTTAATGGCAGTTTGCTAGATATTAATCAAAACATTGGTGATGCTCTGGATGCTAGAGCGCAAGGCATCATCCCGGACGACGCTAAACTGAAAGAGCAGCTAGATAAAATCGGCAGCGACTACAACCAACTGGGCGAACAATCAAAACAAGTCACAGACGGCATGAGTGAATACGCCGTTCAAGCAGCCCGCAACATGCAATCAGCTTTTGCTGATTATTTATTCGATCCGTTTGATAAAAGTGCAAGCAGCATGCTGGACAGTTTTTTAACGACTATCCGAAAAATGGCAGCAGAAGCTGCCAGCGCTCAGATTATGGATGCCTTGCTTAGCAGCGCTGGTGGTAAGTCTGGCAGTGGACAAAATGAGTCACAAGCACTAGTCGGTTTGATTGGCGGGTTAGTCAGCAGCGCGGTTGGTAGCTATAGCGGTGGTGGAGGTGGTGCGATTGGCGGAAGCGCTGCATTTGCCAACGGCGGCATCATGACCAGTTTAGGTCCATTACAACTTAATAAATATTCAAAGGGTGGCATTGCCAATAGTCCACAGATTGCTCTATTTAGTGAGGGAAGACAGAACGAAGCCTATGTTCCATTGCCGGATGGCCGATCTATACCCGTATCGATGAAAGATGGCGGAAGTAAAACAGTCATCAACAACATCAATTTCAATATCAGCACACCCAACGCCGATTCGTTTAGAAAATCAGAGCGACAAATCAAAGAGCAAATGCGGAGAGCGGTAAATGTTTAATGCTAGATTGCCGGTATCCGGTGCCAGTGTCACTGTGACATTTCCAGCTAATGTATTTTTTTCAGTGCCGCCGATTATTAATGTGACGATCGAGGGCGCACCGACTGAGGTGAGCATAACGCGAAATAGTGAGGAGTTGGGTGGACATGGCTTTGTTTATACCTCAGTGACGATAGGCTTCCAATCAGGCGCTATCGGTAAGTTTTTTAATATTACTGTTATCCCCGAGTGACTAAGCAGCTATTTGTTCAAGATAGCCAAAAAAAGCGCAAACTGTCTAATGTTGTGCTGTGCTATCACGGTTGTGTGCTGGGTCATGCCGACGCGCTGATTTTTCGGGAGCATATCGACGACATTAAAAACCAGATCATAGACCTGCTGCATTCTGGTTACCGGTTTGTGTTTCCGTCTGAGTATGATAACTGGTATGAAGGTGCACCGGGTTACAGCGATCCGCTGGCCGTTATCCATTTAGACGACGGGCTAGACAGCATCATACCGCTGTGCGAGTGGCTAATTGATAGACAGCTGCCATTCGGCATCGGCGTTATCAGCAGTCGAAATGAAAAATACAATCCACAGCAAGGATTTTTGCGTTGGTCTACCCTGCGCGGATGGGTTGACACCGGATACTGTGAGATTTTGCGGCACACACACAATATCCATAATCTAACCATCACCAGCGCCGACGGTTACGCCGCACCAGTTTTGGAAGGGCCGTGCTGGATAGACGAGCCTGCCGATGTGATTTACCGCAAGCCCGGCGACACGCGCTGGTATTGGGATTTTGACATCATCGATAAAACTACCTGGGGTTTTCCACTGCTAGGCTCTGACCCGTATAGCAACTACGCCACACCGATCACCGCTGACATTTACTATGTAGCCGATACCACCACCACCGTCACCATTATCAGATTTTGGGCTGCATTGCACAGGCCAGCCGGGGCTGGCTACGATTGCACGGTTGAGGTAATAGCCGATGGCGTAAGCCTGGGCGATTACATCATCACCCCAAAAGCCTACGAAACCCGCACGCAATGGGTAGAGCGTGAGTTTTACACGTTGGTTTTAACCACGCCGTTCAATATCACATCAGGCGCAAATCATCATTTGCAGTTTGTCAGTAAAAACGCTGGCAATGGCTGTTTTTTGCTGTACGTGCTGCCAGAGTGCGAAAACCCCGGGTTTTATTGCGTCACATCAAGTCAAAGTCTATCGCCCGGAAAAGCCGGGCCAAATTATGGCGATTTTCCAGCCGGTAGGCCGTGGCCAGGTCGGGCAGGCATTATCTTGGCATCCGGCGCCGGTCGCTTGGCAACCATGCCGGAATACATCGGCTATATTCAGGCTGACATTACTAGCCAAAATGCAGCGGTAGAAAACTGGTTGAAAGCGGATTGGTACGAAACGCCGATTAACTACAATACATCACGTACCCGCTGGTCATTATTTGCCCTGGCAGGTTGCGAGGAAAACGGCGATACCATCACATCGATAATTAAATGGCAGGCATTGCGCCCGGTAGGCTATGACCCGTTAGCCAGTACGATGACGCTTGAACTGCTAAGGTTTAAACAAGGCAAGCCGTTTGGTGCCCGCTATGCCATGTTGGTAAAAATAGAAATCGGCACCACTGCAAACGGGCCTTGGACGTTTGTTGGCGAATGGGTGCCGGGCTGGGATTATTACAAGTGGGTAACGATTGATATCAACTCAACTGAGGTGACCATTGGTGCCAGCTATTTTTTTAGATTTACCACATTAAACCGCTCTTACAACGCAGATTATTACGATATCGAAGATCCGGATAGGCCACCTGATGGCAGGATGTACGGCACAAACGTAGGAAAAATATCAGTCTATCTGGATCAACCATCATTAAATTTAGTCAGCACCAAAGGCGAGGACAAATTTAAAAAAGTGGTTGGGGTTGATTTGTATGGCAATGAAATAACTACTGTTGTTTACTATGCAACAGAAGGTACGCCAGAAATTACAGGCTATATGCCTGAATTTTTTGATTTATATGTGTTGTTGATTGATGGTTACATGTATGCCGATTGGATGATTTTAAACAGCTATCGGTATCCAAATTATTCAGTCACATTTACCCAAGAGCACGGCATTGATGCGCTTGGGCATTGGGATCAATGGCCGCAGAACATCGATCTTTTCGATGTTTTTACAACTGAGATCGGCAGTCCGGAGATATTTTTAGATAAAATCATCCAGGCCAGCGATGTATCACTAGGAAAATTCGGGGGCCGGGTATCGTTAGACGACTGGAATGCCGGCATCCGCACGAATGACACCTACATCGATGCTACCTGGTACGGCTCGACGGCTATGTATGCCACTGCCAGCCCGGTAAAATTTGGCGCCTGTTACGGGGTGCCGTTGTTTGGCGGTGTGGTAGCCGTTAGAAACCCCAGTGGCATTATTTACGATCAAATGATTTACCCGTTCGGCTCGTTTAATGCCGACGCCACGCCGACGGCAGACATTAAGCCGGTCGAGGGATTGAGTACCGAGCTGTTATCGTTATTTTCCACCTACGGCATTCGGTCCGGTTATACCATTTGGCCCAGCCGCAATGATTTGCCGGGCCGGTTTAGAGAGTCGTTTTGTCGTTGCACCGCGCATACAAAATCACGCATGTTGATGTATGGCGATATAGATCAAACCGCCTCACGATCATTGATTTCAAACTATGCAGCACTACGCTGGCCGGATGCCGAGCACGGCGGCATAAAATGGCAAATCGCTATCGAGCCGGATAATAACGGCAACGCTACCATTCGCAATAGCTATGCCGCGCTAGATACCGTGGCGTTTGACGCCTATTTTTTTAGACTGCCTGATGTTGATCACCTCGATGGCTGGATCTTGTCCGGAGAACTTAATGACGGTGGAACCTATGACAGCGTGGTCTATGCAGATGACAAAACATTTCTGCAAAATCGTGGTGTGTGTTGCTCATTAATCCTCAGTAATTACAATGATCTGCTAGACGATGTTGATCCCGATATCGCCAGCTATGTAGTCAATAATGCCGCAACATTTATCCCGTTAATCGTCAGCATTGCCACAACTGATAATTGGGACGGCATCACCTGCAATTTGGAGGGCATACCGGAAGCCGACCGCATTGCCGCCACCGGGTTTTATCAAGACCTGGGCCGGGCCATGAAAGTAGCAAACAAACAGCTACACATCACCGCCCCGGCAAAAACTAATACAGACTACGATATAGGCTCAGAATGGTGGTTTGGTTGGTGCGATCATGCCGCGATTATCGGTTTCGTGGACCGCATGAAAATCATGACCTATACCGAAACTGGGCCAGGCACCGCACCGGGTCCACATGCGCCCGATTGGTTCATGGCCGCCACCTACGACTATATCGCCTCAGTCATTCCCGTTGAGCACCGAAAACGCATCCTGGTTGGTGCCAATGCATTTGGGCATATTTGGCAAGATCAAGCCGGCGCGGTGGTTGATTACGGCAGTTATCATGCCTGTATGGCAGAGGCCATCACGCGTGGCGCACAAATCGAAACCTCAGACACCGAAGCTTACTTTAATTACAAAACCATTTCAGCCTGGTGGGCAACGCCAAACACCATTAATCGAGCTGTTGAATTTGCCGGGCGTTATGGTTTTGGTGGCGTGGGGATCTGGAAGGCCGACGACGGTGACATCGATGAGCACTATCCGCTCAATCCACAAATAGGAGTTATAGGTTTTATGAGTTTTTTAGACATTCGATTTCCGGACGATATCCGTTACGGGTTTACCGGTGGCCCATCCTATAAAGTCGATATCGGCGAAAGCGACAACGGCCAGGAGCAGCGTAGTTTACGTTGGACGGTGCCTAAATACGATTATTCAGCCGATATCCGCTTAATCGTTAATCAAGTAGGCAGCTTGGGGCTAAATGACTTAGTAGCCTTTTTCAGGCTGGCTAAAGGGCCGTATCATACATTTAGATTTAAAGATTGGGCTGATTTTAGAGCAGTGGATTCGTTTATTGCCACAGCGGATGGCGTTGCCACTGCCTATCAATTGCGCAAAACCTATCAATATGGCAGCAATTATGAGTATCGGCCAATCACTAAGCCGGTTGCTGACACGCTGGTGGTCAAGGTCAATAGCACTGTAGTCAGCAATTACACACTAGATAGCTCGACCGGCATCATTACATTTTCATCAGCACCGACCAACGGCGATACTATCAGTGCATCGTTTGATTTTGATGTACAAGTGCGCTTTAACATGGATCGATTGCCGGTAGTGATTAACGACTATCAATCAAGGGATTTTTCGCAAATATTGTTGATGGAGGCTGATGAATGAGAGACATTACAACGGCCATGAAAAACTATCTAGCCACCAAAACCCCAACCCTAGCAACGCTATGGACTATTACTGCGGTTGATGGTGGGGTTTTACGCGGTACGGATTACAGCAAAACCATCACATTCGAAGGCCAAAGCTATTCAAACGGCCGGGGACAGCAGCGCACGGCGATACAATTAACCTCAGATTTATCTGAGGATAACTTTGATACAAAGGGTTTTATCAATACGGCCTTGCCGCGTAATGAGTTGGTAGCCGGTCGCTGGGATTATGCCGCGTTATCCATTTACCAAATTAATCCACTCGACCCAACAATGGGTAAGATACATCTATTAAGCGGGCGGATCGGGCAAATCAAAATCGAAGACAACACGTATACAGCGTCGATTACATCAAGATTATCAGCGTTTAAAGCTGGCCGAGTAGCATTATCGTCACCCGAATGTCGGGCTACCTTTGGCGACAGCCGCTGCGGGATTAATTTAGCAACTCATACGACGACCGGCAGCATAACCGGCGTTGATGCGTTTAATGGTGCGCTATCTGTATCGTTATCAAATCCGGCATTATTACTGACCAGTGGGGTTTTGACGTTTACGTCAGGGCTAAACAATGGGGCAAAAGTCGATATTAAAGCCTATTCGACTGGTTACATGGTGCTGCATTTTTGGCCGGTCAATGCGCCGCAGATTGGCGATACAGTCAGTGCTGTACGTGGATGCAATAAACTTTATGCCACATGCAAGGACGTTTTTGAAAACACCGTTAATTTTAGAGGTGAGCCAGATATACCTGGTTCATCAGCCTTTTACGATATTGTTTCAGCTAAACCAAATCGGGTAATCGTAGGATGATAGAGCATATAAATTATGCCAGGGAATGGCTGGGTACGCCATTTCACTCACAAGCATCACTAAAAGGCATCGGTGTAGACTGCAGCGGCATGGTGATTGACTCATTAATCCGGGCTGGCATGATAAACCCATTAAGGCGCTTCCCATATCAATTAGGCCGGGCCAGTAACGACGGCGAGATTATGACCGCCGATTTTACCCAAAGCATCAAGCCGGGCCATGTATTGATCGAGGCCAACGACATACAGCCGGGCGACATATTATTTTTTGAGTTTATTAAAAAAATTCGTCATGTTTCAATTGCCACATCTGAAACGACACATATACATACTAGCGCGATTGATTTAAGAGGTGTGATAGAAACCGTCATTACCGACGGATTTCTATCGAGATTAAAAATAATTTATCGGATACTGGAAGCATAATATGTCAGAGATAGTAATTGGCGCAGTATTATCGATTGTTATTTCGGCAGTTGTTGCCGTTGCTCAATATGCGCTCAGGTCAAGACCCGAGGATAAAATTGAGTCCTATAGCGGACCACGCGAAAGACAGTTTCAACAGGGCGGCTCAAATTACGGTACACAGATCCCGATTGTGTTAGGGCGTGCTAGATTGCCGGGTAATTTAGTCTGGCAATCAAGAGTCAATGAAGTGGAGCATAAAAGTTCAGAAACCGTTAATCAAAGCAACGGTAAAGATGATTTCCAATCTACTACCACAGCTTATACTTATACCTATCATTGTGATTTTGCTGTGCAGATTTGCCAGGGGCCGATTACCGGTATCGGCAAAATCTGGATGGATAAACAACTGGTTTATTCCAATGTTAATTCAGAGCCTAGCATTCCATTTGCGTCGGGGGCATTTACTGTTTATTACGGCACCAGCAGCCAAGTCTTGCCGGGATCGTTACCAACATCGTATCGCGACACGGTTATCATATTTTTTGAAAACTTCAATTTAACCACGTTTTATAATCGTATGCCGGTAATTGAAGTGGAAGTTTTAAATAACGGCGATGGGGTCATTAGCCAGACAGTCGGGATTGTAACAGGGGCTTATATCATTGAGGATATATGTCGGCGGGCTGGTCTTGGAACAGATGATTTTTATATTTCAAACATAGATTCCGAGTTTAATGGTTTTGTCACCACCTCCGGCAGTTTGTCAGATAGTCTAAGCATGGTGGTATCAGCCTCGCAAGCAATTAGTATTTATTCAGATGATAAAATTAAATTTATCGGTCGGGCTAATGATGTGGTCGTACAAATTGCGACCGGCGAATTGCGATACACAAACAGCGATGAAGGCGAAGATAATCCATTATTATTAATATCAAGAGAAGATGCAGCTAGTCTACCCAGTGCTGTAACAGTAACTTGTTACGATACAGACCGCGATCACGACAGCACGCCGCAAACCTCACGCATATCAGACCCACGTTTTATCAACGAGGCCAGTATCACTATGCCGCTGGGTATGACAGCGACACAATGTGCCAGATTATCAGAGATATTTTTATATTCGTCATGGCAGGAGCGCATATCGTATGCGTTTAGCTTAGGGCCAAAGTATTTATATCTTGAGCCAGGCGATGTAATACAGGTTGAGCATGATGGTCAGTACATCACCATGATGATTAGGACCATTGAATATGGGGCGAATAGCGTATTAAAGGTTTCTGCAAATAGTTATAGCAAAGGGGCATTGCAATCAACTAAAACCGGCGCCGTGTTTGTGACGATAAAACCGGAAAACCCGCCCGTCACTAATACCGTGTTTCAATATTTCAACGCACCGATTATAACTGAGGACGAGAATAAGGCCGGTATCTGGGTATTTGTGAATGGTGATTTACCGGCGTACTGGTATTACACAGAGCTGTATTATTCCTATGATGCCGTTAATTTTTATTTTTTAAAAGTCCTGCAAGGTCGTGGCAGCTTTGGCAGCGCATTAACAGCATTGGCTGATGCAGATCCACGCCTAATTGATTATCAAAACACTGTTGATATTTTAATTAATTATGGACAGCTAACCTCGGTCGCCATTAATGACGCCATCGCAGATCCAAAAGTTAATTTGTTTTTTATCGGCGATGAATTGGTGCAAGCCGCGACCATCACATTAATAGCCGAAAACACCTACCGATTATCGGATTTATTACGCGGACGATTTGGCACCGAGCACTATACGGACTCGCATGCAATCGATGAAAAAATAGGCGCTTACAGCAGTGCAAACTATGTTGAGCTAAATAAAGACAACGATTTTAATGTGCCGATGTATTTTAAATGCGTCTCGAACAATCAATTATTAGCCGATGTTTTAAGCATGGATTTGGTGATACCTGAATTTAGAACATTAAAACCCTATTCGCCGGTTAATGTTGATGCAGTCGATGTATCCGGCGATATCCTGATTAGCTGGAACCGCCGCAGCCGATACGGCACCGAACTACCGACCACCGGCGCAGAAGTGCCACTTTATGAAGCTGCAGAAAGTTACGAGATAGAAATATTAGACGACCTTGACGCCGTTAAGCGCGTTTTGATAGCTACAACCGGCCAGGTCACTTACACAGCCGCGCAACAAACAGAAGATTTTGGCGCTGCCGTCACAACACTGCACTGCAAAGTCTATCAACTATCGGCCATCATCGGGCGCGGTACACCCTCATTACAACTGGATAAAACACTATGACAACTACCGCAGGACTCGGCATAACACTACTGGAAGCGCGGCAAACACAGCCGCATATCGTCGTCAATGAAGCCATCAGCGTGCTGGATAGAGCAGCAGCCAGCAGACTGGCGATTGATATGACCGCATTGGCGACATTGACCTTAACCGGCGTTCAATCAAGTTACACCTTATTAAACCCATACGGCACACCAAGCGGGGATTTTGATTTTATTGTCAATGGCACTGTCAAACAGTATTTATTGATCAATGACACAGCCAATGTTTGCACACTCAAAGCACCGACCGGCACAGTCGTTGTTATCCAGCCAGGCAAAACAGTTCATTGTTATTTTGATGGCACCAACATGCATGCTGTTTCAAAACTGGATAGCGGGTGGATCGACAGCACATTATTAAACAGTTGGACTAATACCGGCGGATCATGGCCAAACATGGGCTATCGATTGATTGATGACATTATTTATCTTCGTGGACAAATAGACCATGCAGCCGCTACCGCTGGCAGCGTTATAGCAACATTACCAACCGGATTCAGACCGTCAGTTGATAAACAAATCGGATTGATAGATTCAGCTAGTAACATGCGACTAGTTGAGTTGCTGACAACCGGTGATGTAGTTTATCAAAGCGCATCAGTAGCAATAACTCGCCTTTCCTTTGATGGTGTAGTGATTAGTTGATGTAATCTTGATGCAATGATTACATCAAATCATGCATTATCATGATAGATAAAGATATTTTTTTATATAACAAATCAATAACATACATACTAACTAACTGATTCAATTAAATAAAAAAGGGATTCATAACCCCGAGGTTCCAGGTTCGATTCCCGGTATCGCCACCAATGAAATCAAGGCCTGCAGAGTGTAGGACTTTTTTGTTTCTGTCACTTTGATGCAATTCTGATGCAATGATAAATTTGCAGCGTGTATCAAATCGCGGCAAAATTAAGGCATGGCAACTTTTATACAACGCAATGGTGCATGGTTTGCGCAAATACGCCGCAAAGGGCATAAGTCGATATCGCGCACGTTTGATACGAAAGCGCAAGCGGAACGCTGGGCGCTGCAGATTGAGGCAGGCATGGGTGTTGGCACGTATGTGGATAACCGGGAAACGCTGGCTGTTACGTTGGGGCAATGTTTGCGCCGCTATGCGTCCGAGATTACGCCGGATAAAAAAGGTGGTGGGCGTGAACAGTACCGGGTTAATTTATGGTTGTCCGATCCGTTGTCTAAGCGTTCTATCGGTACGATTAAGTCGATGGATATTGCCGGTTGGCGTGATGCAAGGATTGCATCCGGGATAAGTGGGTCGACTGTTCAAAAAGATTTAGCCATGTTGTCGCATTTGTTTACGATTGCGATTCAAGAGTGGGGTTATGCGCTGGTTAATCCGGTGACTAATATCCGTAAGCCTAAATCGAATAAGCCGCGTGATAGGCGTTTGCAGGCTGATGAAGAAGTGCGTTTACTGGATGCCTGCGGGTTAGAAATGCGGGCGTTTGTTACGTTGGCGATAGAAACCGCGATGCGGCGTGGTGAGTTGGTGGGTTTGCGTCGGTGTTGGATATCGGGTGCTGTGGTGCGTTTGCCGGATACTAAAAACGGCAGTTCGCGTGATGTACCGTTGTCGTCCAGGGCGTTGGCCGCGCTGGCCAGTTTGCCCGCTAGGCTTGACGGTAAGGTGTTTGCTTTACAAGTCGACGCTTATACGCGTGGTTTTGAGCGGGCTTGTAAAGCGTGTGATATTGATAATTTAGTGTTGCATGATTTGCGCCACGAAGCGACTAGCCGATTTTTTGAGCGCGGGTTAGATGTGATGCAGGTGAAAGCGATTACCGGGCATAAATCGCTTTCGATGCTATCGAGATATACGCATTTAAGGGCGGCTGATTTGGCTAGGTTGCTGGGGTGAAGTTACCAAAAACCCGGTTAATATCAACTTATCAGGCATATTTGCCTGATAATCAATGGTTAGAAGGCGGGTCTGGAAGCGGCATCCAATGAGTCGGATTTCTGAATTCCTTGCCAAGTCCCCACGTCCAGCCAACCATCACATTATCGTTGCGCCAGTAGCACAACCCAATATCTACAAGCGGCAAGGCGCACGCTAACAATATTTCAGTTCCGTCCTTCGGTGCAGTCTCAATTTGTTGCCATTCCATCATCACTCCTTCTAACAGTTCGCTCAACCGGAGCGCGGTTATAATGCGGTTTCATTGTTTAGCTTTCCGGGCCGCGCCCGGTTAGCTCTGCGTTATACAACTGTCATATCTATTGTTGTCGCCTGAGCAGGCACATCAAATAAAAACTCTGGCTTTGTTGTATCAGTGCCCCCGCCCGGCTTTCTTATGTAAAAATAGCCGGGCTTATCCTTGCGCTCTTCGATCACTTCTACAATCATCGCTCTACCACCAGGCCATCCGGTAATCCATAATTTCAGGTTTTTCATAAATCCTCACGTTTGGCATAACTATGTGTTCAAGCGGACAAGCCGCCCGAAGTTCGTTTGTTCGTTAAAGTCCCGTGCGCGGCTTTCCGCTTAACACGGCGTTAGTAAGCTTTGCGGTAGCATTCGCATGGAAAGTCTGTTTCTTCGACACAACGGCAGGATTCTCCGCAACTTTCAGTAACAATAGTT